TCGACAACACCAAAGCAATGACCAGCAAAGCGAGCGCGGAAACCCGCGCACAAAACCTAGCTACCGACATCGCCGAGGCACAAGCGGACTACACGGTCAAATACAACGTGCTCTCAAGCGCACAAAAGTACGAAAACCTGAAAGCCGAGAACGCCAAAATCTTCGCGACCACCGCCGCAATGACGAACGAAGCGACGGCAAAAGCCATCGCTAACTACGTCGCGAACAACTCAAAAAACGAGGTCATCGACAGCATCAAAAACGACGCCATCCTCAAAAACCTCCACATCGACAAAGACATCCCAGCGGCGATGTGGGCACGCATCAAAGCCGAACTACTCGGCATCTTGGAGACCAACAAATGAGCAAACAGAAATTCACCATGCCAACCGGCGAAGTGGTCGAACGAGAATTCCCGGTCTGGAAGACACCCTACAACCACGACACCAACTTCGAGAGCGACCGCACAGCGTTCTACTCAACCGAAGCGTCGATGACCAAGCAGGAGTTCAAGGAAGAGACCGACATCAACTTCCTGCTCGACCGATTCATGAAGGGCGGCGAGGCGCCACCCCTCATCCTCCCCGAGCACTTCGCGGACATCAGCAACAGACAGACCTACTTCGACACCGCGCGCCAAGTCGCGGAAGCAGCCGCCCTGTTCTACCAGCTCGACGCCGACACCCGCGGCTACTTCCTGAACGACCCGAACCGATGGGCCGATGCAGTGGTCAAAGCAGTCGAAACCGGCGACCGCGAATTCCTCGAACACATGGGAATCGAAACCAGAAAGCCGGAGGAAGGCGAACAGGGCACCCCCCGTACGTCGGCATCTCCAGCGGCGAACGCCGCCCAGACGCCTCCTCCGGCCCCCTCACAGGGGGCCAAACCGCCGGGAGACCTCCCGGCGGATAAGACTCAAAACGCAAAATAGCTGCGTTTGAGTCAGCACACTTACACCAAGGAAAAACGTGTGCTACAAGGGGGCCGTCAAAACGGCCCCCTTTTCTATTGACAACAGGAGAAACCTATGCGCCACCGCGCAAACAAACGCCGGTCAGCGAGACAGTTCCGACGCAATACGTCGAGGACGAAAGCCATCAACCTGACCGGCTTCACCCGAGGCGGACGCCGCCTCTAAATGCCCTGCTACTACCCAGGGCGAGGAAGACAGGCCCCTTCGGGGGCCTTGACCTATTACGGACACCTACAAATCGCGGCGGGCAAACTACCGCCGCTCCCCCCTAACTACAAAGACATCCCGCTACCATGCGGGAAATGCGTTGGATGCAAGTTGGAACGCTCCAGACAATGGGCGGTCCGCCTCATGCACGAGGCCCAACAGCACAAACGAACAGCGTTCATAACGCTAACCTACAGAGACCAAACACTTCCGTGGGCCGACGAGCGGCTGCGGACGCAGCGCTCGTCGGCGCTCGCCGCTCGGTCCTTAGAGCAGCACGCTGTAGACAAATCACGCACGCGCGAAACGCGCACGCACGAAGGCCTACACGCATCGCTGCACAAGCCAGACCTCACCGGCTTCACTACAAGATTGAACCAACACGCAATACGGAAGTTTGGCAAAGGGGTTAAATACTTCGCATGCGGCGAGTACGGTGACACAACCCACCGCCCGCACTACCACATCGCCGTATACGGCGAAGACTTCTCCGACGATCGCAAGCGATGGAAACGCTCGAACGGCCACCAACTGTGGCGATCGTCAAGACTCCATGAACTATGGCCGCACGGAGATGCGGACATTGGCGACCTAACATTCGAAAGCGCAGCCTACATCGCACGCTATCTACTCAAAAAACAAACGGGCCCCAAGGCCCTGAACCACTATAAGAGGCAAGACGAAAGAGGAAATACACATGAGCTCGTCCCGGAATTCAACGTCATGAGCAGACGACCCGGACTAGCTAGAGAGTGGTTCCTTGAGAACTACAACGACGTGGTCGCCTACGACCACGTAATATCACGCGGTAACCCGGCCAAGCCGCCCCGCTACTACGACAAACTACTTGAAGCGCTCGCTCCCTACGAGCACGCGCAAATGAAACAGCGGCGCGAAAACGCTCCTCGCAACGAGGAAGACAACACGCCGCAACGACTTGCAGTGCGCGAGACCGTCGCACTCGCAAAGCTCGACACACTAAAACGGTCACTGGAGTAGTTAGATGGTACTTTACATCATCGCACTGAGAGACATCCGCGCCAACGTCTACAGCCATCCCGAGCTCTGGCCCCGCCTCGAGCAAGCGGCGAGAGCATTCGAGGACCGCTGCAACAGCGGAAAGATGGACGACCTCGTCTGCCGCCACCCACAGGACTTCGAGCTCGTCGTCATCGGCGAATTCGAAGACAACACCGGCACCCTCCTCGAATACAAGGGTGCCGACCGCAAACAAATCGCCGTCGGAGTCGCACGCCAATGAAAGACGTCACACACTCGCTCGTGCTCGGCATGAATCTCAACGTAGAGGAAATGACGGACGCCGACATCGAAGAAATCCTGTCAGCCTTACGCAAACGCATAAAGCGGGCAAGAACACAAGCCAAGGATGGAACCTGGACAGACGGCATCACCGTCGACAAGCAACCAACCAAACTGAGCAACTAACCGAGGGGGCCGAAAGGCCCCCTTCTAACTACAGAGGCAACATGAACGTACCCAATCAGAAACAGCGAAGCGTCAACGTCCACGACTTCTCCATGAACCCCCGCGGCGACGTCCCGCGCAGCGTGTTCGGCATGAGCCACTCGCTAAAAAGCGCCTTCTCATTCTCCTACCTCGTCCCGATCCTCTGCGAAGAGGTACTCCCGGGCGACACCTGGAGAATCGGAATCAACACCGTCGCGAGAACCGCCGTACCGATCGTCCCAATCCAAGACAACTGGCACCTCGAATTCTTCTCATTCTTCGTGCCCATGCGACTCGTATGGACCAACGCCCGAAAATTTTGGGGCGAGCAGGACAACCCGGCCGACAGCATCAGCTACACAATCCCGCAATTCCAGTTCCCGACTGGCGGCGCGGGCGTCAGCACCCTCTACGACTATCTAGGCATCCCCGTCGCCGGACAAATCGGCGGCGGAAACGTCCTCAGCTGCAACGTCCTGCCCATGAGGTGCTACAACAAAATCTACAACGCGTGGTTCCGCGATGAAAACCTGCAAAACAGCGTCCCGGACAACATGGGCGATGGCCCGGACTCCACCCTCGCCGACTACCAACTCAAAAAGCGCGGCAAGCGCTTCGACTACATCAACCAAGCGCTCCCGTGGCCACAGAAGGGGAATACAGCTATCACTCTTCCCCTCGGAACCAGCGCAACCGTCAAAACCAACACAACCGAATTTTCAACCGGAAGCAATCCCGCCGGAGTTGGAATTTCGGCGACGTGGAGACGCTCTAACGGAGGAGCCGCAGTCACCAACTTATTAGGCGGCAACGCGGGCGGAACAGTCGAATACACCGCGACCGGACAGGCCGCAACGGCAAACCCCGTCTACCCCACAAACCTCTACGCCGACCTAACTAACGCGTCGAGCGCGACGATCAACCAGATGCGGCAGGCAATCACCCTGCAGCAATACCTCGAGAAAGACGCCAGAGGAGGAACCCGCTATGTCGAATACGTCTTCAATCACTGGGGAGTGCGAAGCCCTGACGCACGCTTACAGCGCCCTGAATTCATCGGTGGAGGCCATGCAAATATCCTCACTACCGCTATTCCGCAGACTTCAGCGACTGGCCTCACAGGAGGCACGACGCCAGCGGGCAGCCTCAGCGCAACCGGCCACGTCACCGGCCGGACAGGAGCCACATACAGCGCCACCGAACACGGGTACATACTCACCTTGGTGTCCGCACGGGCGGACATCACCTACCAGCAGGGCCTGCGTCGCATGTGGAGCCGATCCACGCGATATGACTATCCCGTCCCTCTGCTCGCGGGGCTAGGCGAACAGACACTACTCAACCGCGAGGTCTACTGCGACGCCAGCGCAAACGACGCCAACGTATTCGGCTACGTCCCGCGCTTCGACGAGTACCGACACATCCCGTCACGCATCACCGGCATCTACAGATCAACCGCAGCCGGCACAATCGACTACTGGCACAGCAGCCAGAAATTCACCTCACTACCTGCACTCAACGGAACGTACATCGAGGACGCCTCCGAAACAGTGGTACAAAGAAACTTCAGCGCAGGAGCGGCAACCACCGGACAACAAATCCTCGCCGACTTCTACTTCGACATCAACTGCGCACGCGGCCTCCCGGCCTACGGCGTACCCGGCCTCAAGAGGTTCTAACTACATGCGAAACACCTACTACGCAATCGCCCCACTCCTGCTGACAGCACTCCTCGTACTCTTCGTACGCGCATGCAGCGAGCCGCACCCATGAGCGGCGCAGTGTGGGGAGAAGTAGCTAACGCGGCGCTGCAATTCGGCAGCGCCTACCTAAACTACGACCAACAGAGACAGGCGAACGTCCAAAACCGACGCCTCGCCCGAGACCAACGGGAGTTCGAACGTGAAATGTCTAACACGGCCGTACAACGCCGCGCGCAGGACATTGAAGCTGCTGGCGGCAATCGTGCACTCGCTTTCACCAACGGAAGCGAAGCGACAACTCCGGTCTATACACCGGCGCGAATCGAAGCTCCCCGCTTCGACGCGCCGCAAATCAACACCGGAAAAATCATGCAGGCCCAAATGCTGCAGGCACAACTCGACAACACCAAAGCAATGACCAGCAAAGCGAGCGCGGAAACCCGCGCACAAAA